GAGAGTGCTACAGCTAGAAGTCATGGTGATTTCTATCGTGGTGTATGGGATGTAATGTCCAATGACCTACCTGCATCTGACCTAGAGGGTGCAACAGTAGACTTTAAGTCAGCACGTAATGGTGGGTGGACTATGCTTGATGTCAAACTACCTAAGATCAGGACTACCATTGAAACTAAGAAACATATTACAAAAATATCACAGAGATTGATAGCTGTGCATGGTATTGATGGTACTGCCTCACCTGCTACATGGTTTGGTGCAATAGATTCCTTCTGTACTAATGGTATGATCACTGGTGATTACGACAAGGTGCGTAAGAAGAATACATCAGGCTTCACACTGTCAGGCTTTCAGCATGAGTTGTCTAAAGCTAAGACAGACTTTAACCTACAGGGTAAGAGACTACAGACATGGGCAGAGACAGACTTTACTTATGTAAGTGTACACAAATTGCTTGAAGACATCACCAAGTCAGAGCGTAAAGCTAAGAAGATGTATGAGTTGTACATGCAAGAGGCAAGTGTACGTGGTCACAATAAGTTTGCATTGTATAGTGCCTTCACTAACTATGCTTCCTATGCTGATGAGCGTAATGGATTCAGCCTACGTAATACAGGTAATGATACACAGGCTGTGAGTATGTTCTCTCGTGAGCAAGAGGTATCCAAGTGGATTAGTACACCTCTATGGTGGAATGTAGAGAACCTAAGAGAGTATGCTTAATGCCATACAAAGACCCAGAGCAGGAACGTGCGTTCCAACGTGAGTACTACCAAAAGACTAAAGAAAAACAGAGAGCTTATCAAAGGGAGTGGTATAAAAAGAATAAAGAAAAAAAGAGCGAGTACTACCACAAGAATAAAGAAAAAGTGAGAGTTTATAACCTTGTTTATCAAAGGGAGTGGTATAAAAAGAATAAAGAAAAAAAGAGAGAGTACTACGACAAGAATAAAGACCATATAAACAAAATGCATAGGGTACGGAAAAAAAATAATCCTGCTTTAGTATTACAATACAATGCAAATCGTAGGGCTAGAAAGAAACGTGCCATACCTGCTTGGTTAAGGAACTGTCCTGTTGAGAAGAGAAGAGTTTATACAGTCTATCTACTCAGTCGTCTGTTAGCCAAGGCAGATGGGATTGAACGACACGTTGATCACATGGTTCCTCTGTCAGATGGTGGGCCACACTGGTCAGGTAATCTACAGGTACTAACGAAGGAAGAGAACTTAGAGAAGAGTGCATACTCTTGCCCTAAACTAAAGAAACAAATGAAACTTAACTTAAAGGAAGCGAAGGTGTTGTATGCTAAAGCTGCCTAGATATGTGCAGAAACGAGACACTGGTGAGTACAGGTTTAACCCACCTCAAAACCTAGTTGATGCAGGTGTAGTGACCAGAAAAACTTTTGGCACTGACCTGCAACAGGTACGTAGACTTGTTCGCAAAGACAATGAAGCCATTGATAACTGGCGTGACATACAGTCACAGGTGTTAGTGATCACAGATCGTAGCACCTTCAATGATCTAGTGGACTACTACTATATGTCTAATGATTTCAATATGTTACGTGATACAACTAAGGTGGATTACAAATACTTCTTGGGTGTAGTGTGTGACAAATTTAACACAGTTAAATATAAAAACATAAGTACTAAGGTTGCCAAGGGTGCATATGAGGAATGGGTCAAGCGTGGTGTGAGCTTTGCAAATCATACAGCTACCTGTGCCTCACGTGTATTCAACTATGCTATTGAGATGGAACACGCTATCTTAAATCCCTTTAGTAATATAAAACGTAAGGCATCTAAGAAGAGAACAGTTGTCTGGGCAACAGATGATGTGGTTAACTTCCTTGATGTAGCCTATGCTAACTTTGATACTAGAAACATTGGACTAATTATACAGATGGCATACGAGTGGTGTCAAAGATTGGGTGACATGCGTACCCTTGAGTGGACAGATATTGACTGGGATACAGGGGTACTACACCTTGAACAAAGCAAGCGTAGAGCAGAGGTATTCCTACCTATATCAGAGGACTTGATGGGCATGTTGCAAGATCAGCGTGTAGACTTTGGCTTTCAAAGGTACGTAGCACCTCATCCTAGCCCCATACAGGGGTCATACCACCCTTATACCTTAGAGCGTCTATCTAAGAATGGAAGGGCTATCATGCGTAAGGCCAAGCTGTCTGACACACTACGTCTAATGGACTTGAGAAGGACAGGTGTGACACAAATGGTGGACGCAGGTGTCTCATTGCCACAAGTAATGTCAGTGACTGGGCATACACATGTGTCTTCTGTGCAACCATACATGAAGCATACATATGCTAGTGCAAATTCAGCCTTGACACAAAGATCAGATAGCTTACAATCAACAACAGGTTGCAACAACGAAAGTGATACATATGAATATAAATAATATTATAAATGATCTATCACTTGTAAATGGTGAAACAAAAAGGATGACTTGTCCTTCATGTAAGGGATACAATACCTTTACTGTAACCAATAATATGGGATCAGTCCTATGGAATTGTTACAAGGCAAGTTGTGAGTACTCAGGTGGTACTCGTGTTCACTTGACGAGTGATGACATACGTAAGTCTATCAGTAAGGTAGCTGAAGAAACAAAAGAGATACCATTCACTAAGCCTGAGTGGTTAGTAAAAGATAACGCAGCAATAGATGTGTTCTGTAAGCAATGGGATATAGACCCAGATGAACTAGGTCTGTTGTATGACGTAAAGGAAAGCCGTGTCGTATTTCCTGTGGTCAAGTCGAGTGTGATGGTAGATGCTAGTGGCAGAAGTATCACACACAGGCTACCAAAATGGAAACGATATGGTAAGAGTGACTTGCCCTACTCATATGGGTATGGTAAGGTCGCTGTAGTTGTTGAGGACTGCATAAGTGCTGCGATTGTAGGTAGTGATGTATATGTTGGGGTCGCTGTGTTGGGTACGTCATTATCAGAAGCACACAAGAGGTTCTTATCGCAGTTCTCAACAGCCATTGTAGCACTAGACCCTGACGCACTACCTAAGACACTACAATTTACTAAAGAACTAAGAGGTCACGTTCATTCAGTTCGTGCCTTACGATTAACAGATGATTTGAAATACCGTAATCCTAACGACATTCAAAACCTTACAGCATTAGGAGAATAATACATGGAACTATCATTAGTACGTAGCCTTATGGACAAAGGTTTCTATGACGATCATCGTGGCGCACGTTGCCCAGATCGTCTGTTCAGCAAAGATGTACGCAAGATCAAGGCATCAATAGACCTAGCGATGGAGAGATACGAACGTACTGTTACACCTGCTGAGATTGAGGCATTGTTTATGTCCAGTAATGCACAACTTACTACAGCACAGAAGCAAGCATACTCAGCCTTGTTTAATCAGATAAAGAAAGAGTCACCTATGGGTAGTGACGTAGCACAAGAGGTGTTGTCTAAGTTGTTTCAACAAGTAGTTGGAGAAGACATAGCTAACATTGGCTTTGACTATGTTAATGGTACAAAGACTACACTTGAACCACTACGTAATATACTTGAGCAGTATGGTGATGACTTCACACCTGACTTAAACATTGAGTGGGATGACATGGACATTGAGACACTGCTTACAAAGAATGATCTTGAAGCACGTTGGGTGTTCAACATACCTACACTCACACGTAAGATAGAAGGTGTGAATGAAGGACACCTGATTGAGGTAGGTGCTAGACCTAACACAGGTAAGACATCCTTCCATGCCAGTTTAGTTGCAGGGCCAAATGGTTTTGCACAGCAGGGTGCTAAGTGTATTGTCTTGTGTAACGAAGAAGGGTCACATCGTGTTGGTGCTAGATACTTAACAGCAGCTACAGGTATGACCATGCAAGAGATAAAGTCTAACCCAAGTAGGGCGCGTGATGTGTACTCTCAGATCAGTAGTAATATAAAGATCAAGGACTCTACCAGTAGAGACATGTCATGGGTTGAGAGTGTATGTAAATCTTACAAGCCTGATATAGTTATACTAGACATGGGTGATAAGTTTGCTAGGACACAAGGCTTTGCCAGAGCAGATGAAGCACTCAAGGCTAATGCCATACATGCACGACAGATAGCCAAGCAACATAGTTGTGCTATCTTTTATATGTCACAGCTATCTGCTGATGCAGAGAATAAAGTTGTGCTGAACCAAGCTATGATGGAAGGGTCACGTACAGGTAAGGCTGCTGAAGCTGACCTCATGTTACTCATAGCAAAGAATCCACCTGTCGAAGGACAGGATGAAGAGGATACGCAGCGTCATCTTAATGTAGTTAAGAACAAACTATCAGGGTGGCATGGTATAGTTCATTGTGAACTCAACTACAAGACAGCTAGATATGAAGTTTAGTTGTTTAATTATAATTAATATAGGGAGAACTTAATGTTAGATACGAATGAAATAAATCCTCGTACAGGTAAAACAGCATACTATAAAGATAATGCAGACCATAAAAGAGAGTATCAACGTAACTATGAGAAGGCTAAGCGAAGCTTAAAGCAGATGCTATCAACTGAGGGGCTAACACTAGCTGATCTTGATGATACAGGTGTACTCAAAGCAATACAAAAAGCACAAGCCAGTGGTCGTATGAAAACTTCATCCAGTAAAAGACCACCAGATGGAGTAGTATACGTAATTACGAATCCAGCTTGGCCTGATAGGGTGAAGATAGGTAGAGCGCACAATGGTAAGAATAGATTCAATGATTACCAAACGTATAGCCCTAATAGAGATTATATCTTAGAGTATGTGTCAAGTAGATTTGACAGTAGGGCAGACGCAGAGAAGGCTGTGCATATTATAGCTAAGCAGGTAGCCCAGCAACATAGTAAGTATGATAATGGTGAGTGGTTTAAAATGTCTGTACAAGATGCAATCAATGTGATAAAAGGAGTGGAAACAAATGATGCACAAACCACCAAGGATTAAGTACTACGTGGAATATGAGATAAATGCAGAGCATGATACAGAAAGTATAACTCTTTTTGCTCATGGCCCACAAATGGTACTAGATATACTTGACAGCTATATTGTAGCTAAGATAGAGGAAATAGAATGAGACATGTAACAGTACTAGATGTAGAAAACACAACTCTGAAGCGTAATGGTAAGCTGATGCTTGACCCATTCGAGGCAGAGAACACACTAACTATGGTAGGTATGCTGTGCCAAGGGCCGTCAGGCTCTAAAGAAAAGATAGTGACGTTTGATCACAGTGAACAGCAACCTACCACTGAGGGTGGTCGTATTGTCCAGAGTATTCTAGATGATACCCATCTCTTGGTGATGCACAATGCAGCCCATGACCTTATATGGATATGGGAATCAGGCTTCACTTATACTGGTGAGGTGTTTGATACTATGCTTGGTGCTTACATACTACAACGTGGACAGAAAGAACCTCTTAGCCTTAGTTACTTGGCTGAGAGATACAACTGTGACACACAGAAGATGGGTACACTAAAGGACTACTTCAACAAAGGGTATACAACCAGAGAAATACCACACGATGAGTTGTCTGAGTACCTATCTGCTGACTTACATTCTACAATGGACCTGTTCAATAAGCTAGAGTCTAAGCTTACTGGAGAAGATGCAGGTCTAATGGAGACAGTGAAGCTAAGTAATAGAATAGCTGACTGCCTCACACGTATATACCAACGTGGTTTTAAGGTAGACTTGGATGTACTAGAAGAAGTACGCAAGGAGTTTGAGACAGAGAAGAATGAGCTACTATCTGTGCTTGAAGGACAAGTGCAACATCTTATGGGTGACAGACCTATCAATCTCAATAGCCCAGAGCAATTGTCGTGGATTATATTCAGTCGTAAACCACACGATAAAACCATGTGGGCTAATGCATTTGATCCACGTGCCACAGATCAGGAGTTCAGATCTACTATCAAGAACAACTGCTCTATGTTGTACAAGCAGAAGGCAAAGCAATGCCCTTCTTGTAGAGGGTCAGGTCAGATACGTAAGACTAAGAAGAATGGTACACCCTTTGTTAAGACAACTAAGTGTCTCGACTGTGGTGCTGTAGGCTATAGGTTTACTGACACCACGAGTGTAGCAGGTCTAAAGTTCGCAGCACCTAACCCTGATTGGATTAGTGCCAATGGGTTTCGTACAGGTAAGGATAATCTAGTCAGGCTAGAGACAGTAGCCAGAGACAAAGGACATAGTGACACTGTACTATTCTTACAAAGGATACGAAGACTATCTGCATTGGATACATACCTGTCTAGTTTTGTAGAAGGTATAACTACCTACACTAAGGCTGATGGTATGCTACATGTTAAGCTGCGTCAGAGTACCACAGCTACAGGTAGGCTATCTAGTACAGAACCTAACATGCAGAACATGCCACGTGGTGGTACATTCCCTGTAAAGAAAGTGTTTGTATCACGATGGGATGGTGGGCAGATCATGGAAGCTGACTTTGCACAGCTAGAGTTTAGGGTCGCTGCATTCCTGAGTCAGGATGAGGTAGCTATACAAGAAGTGTCAACAGGCTTTGATGTACATAGTTATACAGCTAAAGTTATCAGTGACGCAGGACAGAAGATCTCCCGTCAAGAAGCAAAGGCACATACTTTTGCTCCCTTGTATGGCGCGAGTGGGTTTGGTAGAACAAGAGCTGAAGCTGCTTACTATGCACAGTTCACTCAGAAGTACTCAGGTATAGCACGTTGGCATAAGGAACTAGCACGAGAAGTATTGACTACAGGTAAGGTAACTATACCCTCTGGTAGGGAGTTTGCATTCCCAGATGTACAACGTAGACGTAACGGTGGTGTGACATTTTTCACACAGATAAAGAATTATCCTGTTCAATCTTTTGCAACTGCTGACATCGTACCTATATCTATGCTATACATAGACAAGCTTTTAGAGACAAACTCTATGCAAAGCTGTGTTGTTAATACTGTACATGATAGTATAGTAATTGACATACACCCAGACGAAACGGATAGAGTAATAAAGATAATAAAACTAACTAACGACAACCTCGTTAACATCTTTAATAAGAGGTGGAACATAGACTTTAATGTACCATTATTATTAGAAGCAAAGATAGGACCAAACTGGCTTGACACAAAAGATGTTGCGTGATATAACTAGAACCTTAACGTATAAAACAAAGGAGATTAATACATGGATAATCAAGTAATGAAAGTAGATACCAATGACTATGCATCAATGGCAAAGGCTATGGGCATGGCAATGGACACAGGCTCCAACAAGGAGAAGGCAGACGCACTGGCTCGTGTGCGTATTAACCACTCACCTATCATGGGTAGGTCAGAGGTTAATGGTAAAATGGTAAACGTAGAAGTTGTTAGTGGTGGTACATACAAACTGGACATCCCAGATGGGCCAACATATTACTCTAATACGGCTACCATACGTCCTTACATGCAGAGGTTTATGCATAAGCGTTTCATAATGAAGACATCAGACACACCTAACAGGTATGTAAAGACTATCATGGCAGACAATCTAAACATTGATCTGAAAGATAACGATGGTGGTTTCAATTGTGGTAAACCTGCAGGGTATATACAAGACTTCAAGTCTTTACCTGAGAAGATGCAGGATTTATTGAAACAGATCAAGCGTGTACGTGTACTGTTTGGTACTATAGAGTTAGACAATCCTGTGGATGAGACAGGTGCATCAGTTACTATAGGGGCTACGCCATTCATATGGGAAGTTGAGAACAGAGATGCTTTCAAAACCTTTGGTACAAATGTGTTCAACAAGCTAGGTAAGATGAAGCGTCTACCTATACAGCACAATGTAAAACTTTCTACAGAGGAACGTAAGCTACCTAATGGTAACTGTTTCTACCTACCAACTGTGTCTCTTGACTTAACAAGTACACTTGACATGGATGATCTGGCACAAGAAACCTTTGCTAACTTCCTAGCATGGATCTCAAACTACAATGGGTACATTACCAATTCGTGGGATGAGAACATGCATAAGAAAGAAGACGTTGATACAGCGACAGTCGATGACTTTATCAACATAGACGCAGAGGACTTTGCTTAATGAAAAAAGAGTCAGAGTCTGAACACTGGTACAATAAAACAGGAGAAGCTGCGTACACTATCGTAGGCTCCAATGGTAAGGAACGTAACACGAACTTACGAGATGCTAGGAAACATGGTTATGTACCATCTGTTACTACCATCCTTGGTGTTGCAGCTAAACCTGCTTTAGAGAACTGGAAAATAAATCAGGCTCTGAACTCTGCACTTACGTTAAAGAAACAAGATGATGAAAGTACAGATCAATTCTTTTACAGGTGTAAGGAACACTCAAAGAGTACAGGCAAAGAGGCAGCAGAGATGGGTACAACCATCCACGCCATGATAGAGCAGGGGTTTGCAGGTGGGGCAGAGACTAAGCCCTACCTAGCAATCAAGAAGTACTTGGATAAAACATTCCCTAATGAGACATGGACTGCAGAGGATTCATTCTGTGCTGACTTAGGGTATGGTGGTAAGATAGATCTACACTCTGATACAGGTATCTTTGTTGACTTTAAAACTAAAGACAAC